ACTAAAGCTGGCCATGTATTCCTGCTTAAAGGCAAACGAACTTAACGTCTTCTTAGCCGACTCAATCTCGTTTGGGTCAATCAATGGGTTGTCTTTGGTAGTGAAGTGCCAGCTCTTCCAATCAGGGTCATAGTTTTTATCGTCTTTGTCAACGTCACCCAAGTTATACAAATCATAGAACCAGTTGCGCCCTTTAGGCGTACCGATGAACATGGCGCGACCCTTCTTATCCGACAGAGATGCTCGGATAACCTGCTCCCACGTTTCCGGCTTAATGTCAGCTACCTCGTCCAGCACGGCATAGGTCAACGACACACCGCGCAGGGTGTCTGGCCGGTCGGCACCGCGAACATAAATGGCCGCGCCATTAATTAAGGTAATGTCTTGATTGTTAATGTGGCTGTTGGCAATAACGTCTCGACCAAGCTCTAGCAACACGCTCCAGATAATCTGTCTAGCCTGACCATTGGTGGGTGCCACGTACAGCACCGCCGAGCCAGCGGGGCAACGTAACCCCTCGATTAACAGCGTAGTGGCAGCTAACCTAGACTTGCCACACCGGCGACCGGCGGCCACCACCTTGAAGCGCGAGGTGTCGGTAAAAACTTCCTGCTGCCACGGCAGGAGTTGGAAATTAAGGTCGGCCATTAATTGCTTTCAACATCAATAATGTTCTCGTCAGGTTGGGATGGCGATATTAGCAACGGCTCACCGCCTAACCCAGTTATATTAATCGTAACAGCGTTGCGTTGGCTAGAGGCTTTCTCAAACAGAGAGATCGGCAAGGCTCTGTCCATGCACATCTTGATAGCCGCCATCTGGCCAGGGTGCCCATCGGTCAAGGCAATCTGCACCACCTTCTCGACCACGTCCTTGCCAGACGACCTGATGATGATCTCTTTCAACTCCTTGATCCGTTGGTTGTCCGTCTTGGGTAAGGTGGCCGGAGGGTTAGCAGCGAACTTTTGAATCGTTAGCTTCTCGGGACGTCCTCTTTTTTTTGCTGGTGTTGTAGTTGTCATAATTTTCCTAGTTTCGTTTTTTTTGAGGGGAGGAGGCATCAACAAAAATTTTCTCTCAGCCCCGACCTCCCCCCCCCTATCAAAAAGTTATCAAAAAATGTTAGTAAGCGCTAACTTATAGTCAAAACCTATGAGTCGCATTTTACATAACGCTGGTTACGCGACATTCAAACATTACGTTAGCGAAAATCTATAGCGGGGTGTGCATTTCGTTATCATTTCGGCATCCGTTGTTAGAAAATTGGCAAGAAAAAAGAGGGGGGATAGAAAAAACAAATGAAAGAGGCGAGAGGTGCTTCCTCGGGGTACCTGCCGAACAATTCCGTTTTGTTCGTTTGTTCGTTTGTTCGGCATTGTTCGTTTGTTTTCGTTTCATGTTCGTTTGTGTTCGTTTGCTTTCGTTTTACCGGCCAGAATAAAATCTTAAAGAACGCCATCTCAAATCCCTTCTAAAACCCACCAGATCGCTCTGTATTCAATCTTTGTCGCTCGTTAGTATCTCCGCATAGGAATTCTTCAAAATCGATTCTAGGGCGGTATCCGTGGCTCCAAAGAACTTGATATATTTCCAACAAGTTTTTAAACCCTTTAGACAAATCCCCATCACCCGCAGCCGCCAGTATCAATTTATCGGTATCGGATAACTGCCGGTTGAACCATTTGCTTTTCGTACTCGATGGCCGTCCACCTGGCATTCTTTTCCCCTCAAAAACTGATAACAAAAAACCAACAATAAAAAAGTACCAAAAAACTAACAAATCAAAATCTCTAAACTTAACCAACCCTGACCCTGCTGGCATTGACCCTTGACCCTAACCCTAAGGGTTAGGGGTCAGGGAGGGTCAACTTTTGCCATCTTTTGCCCCTTTTTGACCCTAGTCAGGGTCATGACCCTAGGGTCATTCAGGGTCAACTTTTCTGATGCTAATATACTAACCATTCTTCCTCAAAAGCAGTGCATTCGTTTCCAATTCATTAACCATAATCCACCCATGTTCGCTGGCTTGAATCATCCCTGACTGCATCAAATACCCGATTAATTTATCGGTGTAGGACGGATTAATCATGTTCCTAATCGTTCGCTCGGCGTTGCCGTCCTTGGCGAGTTTCTCTTTCAGTGCCGATCTAGACAGGTACGGTTGGTCGTTAATAACTTCAGCGCCTTAATCAAACCACGCATTTTCGAACATTTTCCGAAAGCCTTCGGTTTTGGAGTTCTTCTTATCCCTTACTGGTGCCAATGATTCGACCACGACCGCGCTAGTTACTGGCTGGTTATCCTCGTCCCTCCAGCCGGTAATGGCCACGGATTGCAGCGATAGGAAGACCGGCTCGGTCATTTCGGCGTCTTTGGATTTGCGTTGCACCAGCTTCATTGGCGTGCTGTCCGTGCCAGGCACAACCGATATCTCAATATCCAAGGCTCCGCGCCACGCACTTGAACCTCTGGCTCGGTGCTGCGCCTCTTCCGATACGCCGGTGTGATGCACTAATATGACCGAGCAATCGAACTCGTTCATCAGGTTATTGCACGAATCCAGCATGGTCTTGGCGTCTTGGGCGCTGTTTTCGTCCCCTGATAGAAAGCGGTGCAAGGTATCGACCACAATGACGGTGGGTTGTTTAATGCCTCGGATTTGCTGCACCACCTTTAAATATCCGGCTGGTGTATTTAAATCACAGCCGTCCTTGGATAGCCACATATTGATGGGGGTGGTGGTTTGATGGTGCTGTTTCCATGCGGCTACGCGACCGCGCAAGCCGTGGTGACCTTCACCGGCTAAATAGACCACGTTGCCAGCTTTGACCTTGTTGCCGCACCAATCAGGGACAGAACTGGCCATGCGCAAGCACCAATCCAAAACGACAAAGGTTTTGCCGCCACCAGAAGGGCCATGCACCATCACCAAGGCATTTGATTGCACCCAACGCTTAACTAGCCATGAAATCGGGGCGGGTTTGGCGCAGAACTCGTCGATCGGTACTAACCAGCCTTCGATGGGTGGATTAAGTAAGGCTAGAAGGTCGTGGCCATCTTTGACGTAATCGTTGGCGTCGCCTTGAATCGGCGGCAGGATCATTTCAGCGCCGAACTTGGCGCAGGATTGCTCGGCGTAGCGCTGGCCAACGCCAGAGGCGTCGTTGTCAGCCACAATCACTATGCTTTGTTGAGCGCCGTAAGTTTCGCGCAGGATGCCAGTAACAGGGACAAGGTTAGAGGCCGAATAGGCCACGACGCAAGGTCGGTTCGTTGTTTCGTGGATGGTTGCAGCGGTAGCAAACCCTTCGGCTAAATAAAGAACGCCAGGCTCGTCCATCGTGCCAATCATCAGGTATTTACCGCCGGTCTGGCCGCCAGGGTGGTAGAGCTTATTCCCATCGCCATCGATGTATTGAATGCTCGATAACACGCCGTCAGTGCCATACAAAGGAACCATTAACCTGCCGTCGCCGGTAATGCGCGAGCCGTGCGGCTTGATGCCCTTGCGCTGCAAATACGGATGATCTGGCGAGGCCAAGCCACCACCAACCCATATTTTCTCAACGGTATCGGCGGCGACTTCGTGTTTGCGATGTATCTCGGCGTCGCGCAGGGTCTTGGCCTCGGTCAAGCGCCGAACAAAGGTCATTTCCTCGGAGTCGGACAATTTACGGCCAACGTCGGCGCGAAAAGTCTGCTCAATGCCCATGCGCCAACAACCAAACCGACCGGCTGGGATGCCGTCGCCAAAGATTAAATACCAGCCTGGCTTATCGCCGTGGTTGCCAGAGCCTTTAGTGCCAGACTTAAAACGGTGGATTTTGCCGTCCATCCGTATTTGATCTGGCGGCTCTAAACCTAGCGAAACCATTGCATCAATTAATTGTTGTTCGGGTGAAGCTAATACTTTTTCTGGTGGTGGTGACCAAGGGCCGCCAAAGATATTGGATAAATCAGCCATCAATCAATGTCCCTGAGAAATAATCATTTAGCAATTTAATAACTTTATAGGTGGGATTTGCATCTAGGTTGTCTCTTATATCTCGCAAGGTATTGTAGTGAACGCCTGTAGCCTTGACGATCATGCCAAGGCGGCGATCCTGTAATTTATCTCTAATTTGGTCTAAAGTTAGCATTTATATTCCTTTGTCACTTTTTTACATCAAAGTGTTGACATCCTACTTTGTATTCGGTAATCTTGCAAGCAATCGCCAACCAGATAACCTGACCGGCGACTAAACAGGAGAGTAAAAATGAATGATTCACAAAAAATGTTCGGCGTGTCAGACATCAATCAATTTGTTAAATCAATAAAAGAAAGCGCTACTTATAAACTTAGCGGTGGCCACATGGTTGTTGCTGGTTTGATGAGCGATGCACAGGAAGAAATGACTTACGGCATGAGTGAAATAGCACGTAAAACTTTAAATCGCGCTAAACATATTTTGTTTTTGATAGCTGATGGCGAGTTAGTTGGCACAGCTGAACGTGTGGAGGCATAAATCATGATTATTTCAACAGATGCGAAAACCATCTATAAGCAATACGGCATCGACTTAGATGACGTTGACGCTGTATTGGTGGCGCATAACTGCAACACAAAAGCAGTTGCAAGTAGTAAGACCGCTGAAGAGTGGGCGCATACGTGGGCGGCGGCTGAAA